TGGCATTTAGAAGCAAATGGAACGAAGTAGATCAAAAGATAGAATACGAGATATTGTCTCATTTTACACCGCTATTCTTAGCTGGAGATAGCAGAGAGAAGCCTATTGGCGTTATGTATCCAATAGAAAACCAAGGCAACGCCAGATCATCAGATGTTGTCAACGCAGTGTGGACCGAAGAAAGATATGGAGTACCAGGAAGGCATTTCTTAGTCGATGAAGAAGGCAAAGTGATGAGCGTAAACGAAAACGATATTAACCCATATGGTGTATTACCAGTTACGTTTTGTCATCGTTATCCACCAATCAGAGATTACCACGTAGGCAACGCACTCGATGTAGTGAAAACAGATTTAGCAGTCAATGTTGCACTACTAGAATTAAATTTAGCAATACGTTATGGATGTTTAGGTATAAAATTCATTACTGGTGTAGATGATCCAAGCCGTATTACCATTGGCACTGATAAAATTTTGTATCTACCAGAACAAAGTAACTTTGGTGTGACATCTAGTGGCGGCAACCTTAATCAAATTATAGATTCCACAAGATTTCTAGTGGAAACCACATTAAATAACAATCACATTCGTGCAAAATACGCACGAGATGACTCAGGCAACGCACCCAGCGCAGCGAGTTTATCCATTATTGAAATGGAAAACATGGATGAGCGCAGCGCAATGACTGAGGACACATGGCGACCTTGGGAGCAACGCAGATATAAAGTAGACAAAAAGATTTTAGAAGTGGAAGCAAATATCAACGTAGGTGACGAATATAGTGTTGATTTCTTAGAACCAAACTACGCATTAACACCAGAAGCAGAGATTATGCTATGGAGTTGGCGTTTTGATCGTAATTTATCTACACCAATGGATTGGTTTGATTATCATAATCCAGATGCAAGTCAAGAAGATAAAGCTAGATTTGAAGAACAACAAGAACAAGCACAAGAACCTGCACCACAAAACAGACTACTGAATATCTTAAATGCCAACAATAGACCAAGCAGTTAACTCATATGAGAATAGCATAGATGATGCGATTAATGGATTCCAACAAGATGTGGAAAATCTGCAAGAAGAAGGTTTATCTACAGTGGAAATATTGGGTATTATCGCTGCGATTGATTTTACGACCTACTTTATTGAAGATCTACGCTTCTCTACCGCAGTCAACTCCTTCATGGCTACAACTGAGGATATTCTTAGTGATTTGCCGAGCTTTGGGAATCCAAGAGAAATACAACTCGTGGCTCTCCAGACTTTACAACGACAAAGCATCGAGGGTGTAACGCGTAACGTTACAAATATGATGCGAAATGCTATGATTGCAGGGTTAAATAGTGGTCTGACAGGCGATAGATTAAAAGAAACCATGCAAACTGCTGTTACAGTCAATATTCCACGAATTCAAAACGTTATTGGCACTATGTTAGGTGATTATAGGCGCGCTGTGATTGGTGCAATGGCAGTAGATTTACCAAAAGATACATTATACGAATATATTGGTCCAGATGATGAAAAAACACGACCTGTGTGCAGAACATATTTATCTAGTGATCCATTAAATGTATCAGAAATCAGAAGTGTTAAAGCAGATGGTTTTGAGCATGGTGGTGGAGTGAATTGCAGACACTATTGGAGTCCTATAGATGTTTAAATTGCAAGAGATATTAAAATTTCAAGAATCTGATGTGAAAAAAATGGCAGAGAATACTGTTAGAAGGCATAAAAAACAGATTAATGATGGTAAAGATTTTGAAGGAAAGCCATTTACAAAATACTCAAAATCATATGCAAAGCGTAAAGGTGTATCCAGACGTAGTGTAAACTTAAAATTAACAGGCAAAATGCTAAAAGCATTTGATGTGCAGCGCACCAAGGTAAAAAAGAATCAAGAAATACAATATTTATATGGCATCAAGAAAAACAAGCAAGGAACAAAAATGATGGAACATAGCACTGGAGTACCAGAGCAAAATCTACCAAAACGTTCCATAGCTGAAAATCAACAATTAGGTAATGATGTTGAAGAAGGTGTCGTAAAAGACTTCGCCAATATAATTGGCAAGAACCTATCACGTATGAGCAAGACACACGTAAAGTTAAACATATAGGAGTGACAGTATGTCCGAAGAACAAGTTGCACAGCCAGTGCCTGAACCTACAGTTGAATCTGTAGAACCAGAAAAAAAAGAAGAAGAAAGCCAGCCACAACTCGAAGTTGGCAATCTAATTGCGGAAAGCAAGAAATACCGCGCTCGCGCACAAAAAAGTGAGTTGGAACTTGCAGAATTACGCAAAGAAGTCGAGGATTCTCGTGTCTCTCAAATGGAAGAGCAAGAGCAATGGAAATTACTTGCCGAGGAGCGCGCAGCAAAGTTAGCGCAACTTGAACCCATTGTTGAAGCTGCAAAGAAGCAAGAAGCAATGCTTCGTGCTGAATTGTTACTGGAGATACCAGAAGAAGAGCATGCTACATTCGGAGAGTTACCTCTGGAAGCATTGCGTGCTATAGTAAAAAAACTAAAAACACAACGCGTTAGTGTTTCTAATGCTCCATCTAAGCCAGTCAATGATAGTAATGTTGAATTAAGGAAGATTAAAGACGAAGATAGGCGTATGAATTGGAGTAACATATTAGATTCCTATAAACGCAAATAAACCGAAAGGAAAGAAACAATGGCTGATGGTAACGTAACAACTACCACCGCGGCTAAGTTCATCCCTGAGTTATGGCGTGACGCAATTTTAGACTACGCAGAGCGTAAGTTTGAATTGCGTAATCAGGTGATGGACTTTTCATCCGAATTACCTTCAGGAGATACTCTCCACATACCCAAAGTAACAGAGGAGACTGCCGCCGCAAAATCCGCAGGAAGTGCGGTAACATACACAAACAACACAGATGGTGAAGTCACTATTAGTGTTGATCAACATCATTACGAAGCGAAAAGAATAGAAGATATTGTTCGCGTCCAGGAAAGTGCAAATCTTTTTGGTGCATATGCTCAATCTATGGGTTATGCATTAGCTAAGAAGGTAGAATCTTACTTGGCAGTGGATATACTTCAATCTGCGACTGGTAACGATGTAACTCTTGGAACAGATAACCAAGTAACCTCTGCGCTACTACGTACTGGTTTACAGAAGTTATTAGACGCAGGTCACGATTACGCTGATGGTGAAACATTCTTATATGCATCACCTGCTGCGTACATGTACCTCTTGAGTTTGCAGGATTTTTATGATTCATCTCGTAGAGGTGATGAGCAAAATCCTAATGTCTCAGGTGGCGTAGGAATGATCTATGGTATGCCAACATACATCTCAACAGATTGGGATGATGATGGTGGTACTGGTGATGAAACTGCAACTGTATTCAAGAAAGAATCAGTGTACATGGCTATGCAGATTGCACCCAGGGTACAGTCAGCATATGATATAGATCACTTAGCGACAAGCGTGGTTGCCGACATTTTGTTTGGCGCATCTTTGTCACATGGTGCTTCTAGTACATCACTTGGTATTGTTAACTTCAACAATCCATCTTAACGGATTATTGATGATGAAGTATGTGGGTGGGCAATTTTGCCCACCCATGTTCATAGGAGAAAACATGAAATATTTTAAAAGAAAAGATGGTTCGGTTTTTGGAAAACTAGATACAATAAGTAAAGAAATTATTGATAGTTTTATTAAAAAAGGCTATGAGCCATGTAACGAAAAAGGCGAAGTAAAAAAGCCTAAAAGAAAACTTTCATTAAAGAAAAAGAAATGAAAACAAACGATTTTTTATGTCATCGGTGCAACTATAAGTGGGAACAGTTATGGTCCAAAGATGATAAAATACGTTGCCCAAAATGCGGATCATTTAAATTTCGCAAGTTAATTGCAAGTCCAATGATTCACATGAAAGGAATTTCAGATGCCAGCCTAAGAAGTCAAGGCATCATAGATTAAACCAAAATGCCCATGAGAGCAGCCAAGCTCGGTAAGGCATTAGAAAAGGAGAAAAAAGATGGCTGACCTATCCAAACATTCAGTGGTTGAATCACTGAATATGTCTAGCTCTGCACAGCATTCAGTACAATCTGCACAAAGTGTAGCCACAGGCACAGAATATAATTTAAATGTATCTGCGGTCCACACAATAATATTACAACCTAGCAGCGATGTATACTACGGCTTTAGTTCATCAGCAAGCGACATGATCAGCACATCCAATAGTTTATATCTTTCAGGTGGCGATACAATTTATGAATTAGCAGTACCGCAAGGTATTGGATCAGCAGTATACCTGCACTTACTTGGTAAAGGTGCAACCTCTACAGTACGCATTGTCTTAGCATAGGAGCATAGCATGGCATCATTTAAAAATTTAGTTAGCACAACATCCGCGCAAATATCTTCTGGTGGCACAATCACAGGAGATTTAGTTATAAATGGAGATCTCCAAGTTGATGGCGGTGGTTCACTCAGTTTCGATGAAATAATAGAAGGTACTCAAGTTGTAGATGTAACCAATACAGAGGCATTATTAGTCAGAAAAAATTCAGATGGTGGAGATGTCTTTATAGTAGATACAACAAATACACGAGTTGGGGTGGGTAATACACCAGAAGTGAATTTTCACATTAAGTTAGCTGATACTGCAAATGCAAGAATAGAAGATACAAGTTCTGATGGAATTGCAAAGTTAGATTTTAAAAATGATGCAAGAACTGCTACTATTGGAGTCTATGGAGATGACTCTGATAATTTTAAAATAGATCATGGTGGTGGAACTGTAATAACGATTGATGTTGGACAAGTTACCACATTTTCTAATGATGTAAAAATATCAAAGGCAAGTGGCTCAACTACACAATCATTTGTACCAGCTAATGGTCAATCATCTCAAATTAAATTCTTTCAAGATGATGGCACAACCCAAGACGCAAGAATCTTTGCACCAGAGGGAGCACAGGATTTAGCATTTGAAGCTGGAACTACTGAAATGATGCGAATAACTACAACGGGCGTGGGAATTGGAACCTCTGCACCAGCAAGTGCCGCTGGGGCGAACGCTCTAGATATAGTAGATACAAATACAAGTTCATCCTCGCAAGGAGCATCACTAAGACTAGGTTCTAATGATGGCGGAGCAATGGGAGATGACCACAGATTAGGTGTAATCAGTTTCAGAGGTTCAGAAGATGGGGCTGGTACAATGACTGAGGGTGCAAGAATTGATGCTATCTGTGATGCTGGTTGGAGTGCCACAGAGAATGGGGCATCATTAAGATTTTTTACTACAGATGGAAACGCCTCCGAAACTCAAAGATTGGTAATTGATTCAGATGGACAATCTGCCTTTACAGGCGTAATAACAACTACTGAAGATATTATAGTTAACTCTGATGCTGGTAAAACAGTTATAGGTAAAAGCGGTAGTAATGCAGTAATTGACATGAATAATGATTCACCAGCACATAAGGTTAGAATCCATGCTGGTGGTAATTCTTTTCTTGATGGAGGATCGTTAGCGATTGGGCATCAATCACCATCCTTTAAATTAGACGTTTCTGGAGATATGAGAGTTGAACAAACAGCAGACGCTACTATTGCAACATTTATAGGCTCAGATGGAAATAATGCTACAATAGAAATTCATGCAGATGATGGAGATGATAATGCTGACCAATGGCGAATAAATGCGAACACAGCTGGTAAATTATCCATAGGAAATTATAGCACAGGAGCTTGGGTAAATCATATAACATTAGATGCCAACTCCAGATTTTCAATGAGTAATAATGGTGGTGAGCCAACCAATACAATATTTGGCTATCAAGCTGGTAATAGTATTCATGGTAGCTCTGGAATGAACACTTTTTTTGGACATCAAGTAGCAGATGCTACAATGACAGCTGCTGCCGATGAGAACACAGCAGTAGGACACCTTGCATTGAGTGGCTTGACTTCGGGAGCAAAAAATATAGCTATCGGTTCTTACTCAGGAATTAACATTACGAGTGGTGATGAAAATGTATTAATTGGTAGGTCTGCTGGAAATGCTTTTAATAGTTCTGATTTAGTAGCTGTTGGAACGGCTACATTAGCATCAATAGATAGTGCGGATGCAGATGGAAGTACGGCAGTAGGATATAATGCCCTTACTGCATTAACATCTGGTAGGCAAAGTACGGGAGTAGGTTATAAATCATTAAATGCTGTTACAGATGGAGACAATAATACGGCTTTTGGCTATGAGGCTGGTTTAAAAATAGCTGGGGGAAGTAATAATGCAGTTTTCGGTTCTGAGGCATTAAAAAATGAAGATGGTCATGGTAAAAATACTGCTATCGGAACCCAAACTTTGTTCACTCTTAACGCTGGTGCTGATGGACATAATACTGCTCTGGGTTACCAAGCTGGTTCTTCAATGAATACAGGAACATCCAACACAGTCATAGGTTCTTTAACTGGGGATGCTATCACATCGGGAACAAATAATGTAGTAGTTGGAAAAGGCTCAGATATATCAGCAGTAGATGGCACTAACCAAATTGTACTAGGTCAAGGTGCAACAGGAGTAGGTAATAATTGGGCAACAATAGGTAATGCTAGTATCGCAAATGTAGCGATGAATCAAAATGGTAGTGCAATAGTTCATGCAGCTGGTATCTTTTTTCCAGCAACTCAAGTTGCAAATGGTGATGCAAATGTATTAGATGATTATGAAGAAGGCACTTGGACTCCTACACTTACAACAACAGGGACAGATTTTGATTCTGTATCATATAATGCAGATACTGGTGGATTATATACAAAAATTGGAAGAGTAATACATTTACAGGGATGTATTAGAACTTCTGCTTTAACTGCTGGGAGTGCATCCGGTAATGTCAAAATTGGTGGACTACCATTTACCCCAGCTAATCATACTACAGAAGGTGATGCTGGATTTTTTATCAGTTTTGCAAGTGGATTCGCTGGGGAAACTCCAATAATTGCTCATGCAGAACGTAATAATACAAATCTAATATTATACTTTAGAACTACAGCGGATGACCCTGTATCAGCCTTACAAGTAGCAGACGTTGATGGTTCAATAACTTTTAATTTTCACGGAAGTTTCGTGGATGTTTAATTCTTAATTGGATAATTAAGTGGAACAAACAAAGGAGTTGAAATGGCTTTAGAGAAAAAAATAACTTATGATTATGAAGTGCGTGGAGAATACAAATGTATTCAAGAGCGAAAAAGAACTGCTATTGAAGAAGATGGTAAAGAAATATCATTTTCTTATCATAGAAATTCATTTATGCCAGATGCAGATGTGAGCGGTGAATCTGATGAATTAAAAGCGTTAGCAAATTCATTATGGACAGATGCGGTAAAAAAAGCGTATGAAGATAGCAAAAAAGATTAACAAACAAGGAGTCAATAATGGCTAAAACAAAAAAAGAAAAGCCAGACATACTTAAATTAGATGATAAAGAGTATGAGATTGGTAAAATGACAGATGAGCAAAAAATGATGGTAGCACATTTAAGAGATATACAAAACAAACAGGCAACTAATAGGTTTGTTGCTGATCAATTACAAGTTGGTCACGATGGTTTTGTAAATATGCTTAGAGCTTCGTTAAATGATCCATCACCACATGATCCAGGGGATGAGAACGACTAATGATTGTACGATGCGCTCACGATTATGATGTAGTAATACATAAAAATACTCGAAAAGGTATGACAAAAAAGGTGCGGTTGGCTGACAGCACCTTCATTACATTAACATATCCAAATTCAAAAAACTATTTTTTACGTGTTGATGATGAGATTGTTAAGAAATCTGATAGTTTTAAAGTAATTGAAGATGAATATGTGAAAGTATGTAAGGAAAAAAAAGACTCAGATGATTGTGGGCGTATCGATATTATAAAGCATAAAATTGTAGCCAATAAGGTAATGAATAGATGAATAATCCATTAGCAAAATTAGTTTCATGGCAATATAAAACAGGACAATTAGATGGTTGGACCGCTTATCATATTGCGGCAGGAGCGTTTTTAGCAAAAATATTTATGTGGTTACAGTGGTCAGATTTTTGGGTAGTAATGGGAGTGTTTATTATTGGAGTCTTGTGGGAAGTGTTTGAGTATTGGATAGAAAATTTTAAGCCATATGGCACAAAGAAAAAATGGGCATATAATACTATTGCCGACATTATAGTGGAAACTGCAATGGCATGGTGGATGGTGCTATGATTTATGAAGTAAGTATTGATTGGGTTATTGATACCAGTTATGAAATAGACATAGAATATATAAAGGAAAGTGATTAATGGATTTTATGGCGATATATGGCGAAGCTGGTATGATAGGCGTAGTGGGAGCAATGTTTGTATATCTTGTTATTTCTTTATCTAATAAATCAGCACAACAACAAGAAGTGTTAAAAGAATTAGAGGTTGAAAACAAAGGTCAGTCTGAAACATTAGAAAATATGGAAGGCATGATCATAAAATTAATTAATAGATGGAATGCATCAGATGACAAATTAGACCGCAAATTTGACGGCTTGACCAAAGAAATTAATGATTTGGACAATCAAGTGTCTCGAATTGATGGAAGTTTAAGTCGTATCAATGGAAAACATTAATGGATAGTTTAAAAGTTTCAACTGGAAGTTTTGGAAGTATGGCAATAGTCTTTATGGATTTATTACCATACTTTTTAGGTATTACTATTGCAGTAATGAATATCGTATACTTGTATTATAAAATCAAAAAAATAAAGGAATCGTAATGGACTTTAAAGCAATGTTAATGGAAATGGCTGAAGCGCAGGCAGATAAAATGCGCGATGAGGCTATGAAACAAATTAGTTCTGATGAGTTTTCTGAAATGTTAGCTACGAAACTCAATGAAAAAATTGACATTCCATTTGTTAGTGAAGAAAAAGAACAAGAGTTTTTTGAGAAAGCTATGGATTTACTTACAGATGTTTTAGGTGGATTTTTTAAAGGAAAATAATGGCTGTACCTTCAAGGGTTAAGGCAACCATGCGCAGACTAGGACTGCGCGGAGTGAATAAGCCAAAAAGGACTCCAAGTCATAAGACTAAGTCACATGTGGTTATGGCAAAATCTGGTGATAGGTATAAGTTAATTCGTTTTGGACAACAAGGAGCAAAAACCGCTGGTAAGCCACGCAAAGGCGAGTCTGCGCGAATGAAAGCAAAGCGTAGATCATTTAAAGCAAGACACGCAAGAAATATTGCTAAAGGCAAGA